GTAGCCTTTAACTATTATGATGATGTCAGTCTAGCTTGGTTGGTATTGCTACCAAACATTGGTCTCGATCCTTATTATGAATGGGCATTAACGCAAAGAGATCTTGAATCGTGGCTAAAAAAGAAATACGGTAGCATAGCAACTGCTCAATCAACAATATTATTTTATGAGCATAGTTCAAAAAACATTACAATATCAGCTGATACATATAATCATAACACTACTCTAACACACATCACCGGTGGTGACTATAGCCAAGTAGATGCTTATACTTATTATGATAGAGTTAATGAAAACAACAGACATATTAAATTAATTGATAGACAATTTGTTGGTTCTATTCCAGCACAACTAAAGAATTTATTTAACAGTAGTTAATTATGGCACAACCAGGCAATCTTGAAATAATAACACTATCTATATATTCACTGGATGCTGCCGGTAGCATTACAGATATGGATGATTTATCTGACCAATATGTTCATTGTATGTTAATGCAGTCTATTTTTGATAGCTCGATTAGATTAAATATTGTAATGAGTGAATCAAAAGGTAGTTTAACAAGATTCAATAAAGTTGGATTTCAAGGACAAGAATTTGTAAAATGCGTCGTTAGAACACCAGAACATCGGACAATTGATTTAGATTTCTGGGTTGAAAATATTGAAGGGATTGAATTTTCTGATAAGCAACAATCAACATCATTAGTTTTGAAGTGTGTAACAAAAGAAAATTTGATTAGTGTTTATCAAAGCGTTAATCAAGCATTTAAAAGTACATACCCTAGAGCAATTAATAGTATTTTTAAAGATTATATTATAACTCCACTTAAATCTAATAAAATGCTGAGCGTTCATGGATCCAGCATCCCATCAATTGTTATTGATGAAGTTGATGATCAATATACACAACAATTTATTATTCCGGGCTTACAACCACTCAGCGCTATTAAATGGTGTACTCGTAGGACTTTTGGAAGTAGTACGCAAAAAAGAAATGTTGGATTGAAAAACGGATCTAATACTTGGGTATTTTATCAGGATTGTGATGATTATCATTATAGAAATTTAGAATATTTAATAGCTAATAATAAGAAAAAAGCAAAGACACTTATATATGGTGCAATGGACGCTGAAAGTGATTCAAAGAAAGAAAATTGGGATATAAAAGTTAAAACCCTAAAAGATATTGAAGGTATGGATAATAGTCATAATAGTAATCACGGTATATATGCAAATAAAGTTAGAGCTATAGATTATTTTAAAAAGACATATAGAGATGTTAGATATAATTATGTTGATGATTTTGAAAGGTTTGAGACATTGGGAAAAAGAACAGTTATAGATACGGGGTTTGCAGACTCTTTTGTAAAATCAAATTGGACTGAATTGTTTTTCAAAGACACAACAAAATTTGGAGGTGCTGTTGGGCAGGGCTATGAGCATGTGCGTGGCCGTAGAAAAGGGTGGTACCATCAATTATTTAACATGAAATGTAAATTAACATTAGAAGGAAACCTAGATTGGAAACCTGGAGAAGTTATTAGTTTAGATGTACCAGAGCAATCAGCTACAACAGTAGAGTCCGGAGATAGAGTAGATACCAAGTTTAGTGGTCATTGGCTTATAGATACAGTTGTGCATTCTTGGAGTAAAGAAAATCATGAAACTACATTAGAGTTGTTAAAAGATAGTGTGGCTAATGCAACAGGAGCTTAATAATGACTGATCTTAATAAATCAACTGGCATTCTACAAACATTACAACATTTTGTAGGTGTTGTAGAAGATCGAAACGATCCATTAAACGTCGGTAGAGTTAGAGTCCGGTGCTTTGGTATCCATACAGAAAATAAAGACAAAATCCCAACAAATATGTTACCTTGGGCGATGCCTGTCATGCCTTTTAATAGCGCATCGATAAGTGGTATTGGTATTAGTCCAACTGGTCCTGTTGAAGGGACATGGGTATTTGGATTATTCTTAGATGGATCTGATTTACAACAACCAGTTGTTCTAGGAACAATGATTGGGATGCCCGAAGAAAAAATTCCAAAGACTGTTGGATTCTCAGATCCCGCTGGAATCTATCCTAAAGAAAAATATTTAAAACAAAGCGATGTTAATAAACTTGCTAGAGGAGAAAGTGCTTGGGGTGAAGAATCTTTAGCACAAAAGCAAGATGGTAGAACTACTGAAATACCTACAGCAGTTCCTCCTATTGCTAAAGAGGTAAGACCATTAGATGGCCCTGTGCAACTAAATGGTACTGCTGTTTTGGGAGATCCTAAAACCAATGTCTATGGTGTTAAAGCTGGTTCATTTTATTATAGAAATAGATGGGACGAACCTAATCCTAGAGTAGGTGGGCAAGCAAGTGATACTTGTTTTACAGACGATACTGGTAAGGGACAGCCTTGGGAAGGTAGAGAAGGTACTAAGCCTGGCAAATCTACTTATCCTCGTAACCATGTCTATTCTACCGAGTCTGGTCATATTATGGAATATGATGATACTCCTAATGCAGAAAGAATACATCAGTATCATACAAAAGGTACATTCTATGAGATACAACCAGATGGTTCAAGAGTAACAAAGGTTGTTGGCGATGATTATCAAATCTATATGAAGGGGCAGAATGTTGTTGTTGAAGGCAACATGAACCTTACAGTAAAGGGCGATGTTAGATTGTTTGTTGAAAGTAATCTATATCAAGAAGTAAAAGGCGATTATCATCTACGTGTTGATGGAGATATGGTAACAAAGATTCAAGGTAACGAACAAAAGATTGTATTGACAAATAAAGCAACACAAATCAATAAAGATAGAAGTACGAGAATTACTGGAAATGATAAACATGAAGTGGTTGGTGATACTGCACGGTTATTTAAAGGGACGTCAAATACTATTCATCAATCCAACGTTGATACAAATATAACAGGATTTAAGAGACAGAAAATGTCTAAATCATTTACTTCAAGCACCGGAGGTAATACTAATTTTGTTGTTCAGGGTGATACAACCATTAAATCAACAAGTAATGTCAACATTCATACAAAGTCTGGTTTGAATATGGATTCTGTGTTAGATACTACTATCGATACACCTACTAAATTTTTGGTAGGGGATAATACATTGCCTGCAAACACAGTAATCAAATCAACTAGAATAGACTTAAACCCATGATGGATATTGCAGCTTATCAAGATCAATTAGTCAACAGCGGTGTTGATCAAAAGTTACAAGACATTGCTATTACAACCAAATTAAAGATGGCGGCGGTAGAAGCACTTGATATAGCTGCCGGCGACCCTTCGGACCTCTTTGCAATTACTAATGATGCATTTGAAGCAATTAAATCCGGAGGTGAAAGTTTGCTTGATCAAGCTGCTGCTTTACAGCCTAAACTTCCCAAGCTACAAGATATGATGGGTGAAGTACTATCTGGTGCTCCTTCTGCAAGTTTATCATCATTATTAGAAAAAGCTGGTGGCGCCGCAGCTGGTCTTCCTAGTGTTGCTTCTCTTTCAAGTGGTGCTCTTGGATCGTTAACAGTACCCAATATTGGAGGACTTAGTGCTGCTGCAGCACAAGTTGCCGGCCAAGTTACAGGAGATGCTTCTGGTGCAATTCCAGGAGCTAGCTTTATTACAAATGCGGCTGGAGGATTACAAAAAGCATTGACTGTTCCATCACTATCTGCAGGATCTTTACCGGCTATACCAGATATTACTTCAGGTGGATTTGATCCAGGATCGTTGATTCCAAATATTGAATTTGACACCGTCCCGGAATTTGATGAAGATGGTATACAAATTGGTGAAAAGATTATTGCTATTAAATTAGGTAAGCCGGCAATAGTACCAGTACAAGATGCTGTAAACGACGCAATACCAGATCCAGTTAAATTAAAAGAAGTAGCACCGACAGCAAAGAATATCTTTCTATCAGATGTTGGTATACTTGCTTCGCTAAGTAGATCAATGATAAATACTTTTGATGGGCCTGTAACTACAGAAGTAGTAGAGGATCCTGTTACAGGTGAAAATATTGTTTATGAAACACAAGTAGATGAAGATGGAGAATCGGTAATGGTACCGTCCGGATTTCCATCTCAAGCAGAATTTAACGCTGCCTACGATCAAGGTCGAAAAGCTGCTGTTGGACATGTACAGAAATTATTAGGACAGTTAAAAACAGGTACCGGAGAAAATACAACAGCGTTTCAAGATACAGCTAAACTTTTAAGTAATATATTACCAGTAGCTGCTGACTTGATCAAGCCTCCTTTGCCTACTAAGGCACCAGGTAAGGCTCGTGTTTTTCAGCTTGATCCAGTAACAGGGGCATCGGTTAACCAAGAGAATCTAATGAATGTAATAAGTAATCTCGCAGTAGCAACAGAAGCTGCAAAACCTGGTTTGAATGCAAATATCAAGAAACTTGATAAAAGCACTACGAGCTTTTTCAATCAAATGGGTAAACCCTTACCACCTGGATCAGAGCCACCTTCATTTAATGAGGATCAAAATTAAATGAGTAAATTAGGACAACTAACAGAATTAACAAAACATAATCTAGAATTTTTTTCTGATATGTTTACTGATTTTTCTCGTCATGCTGTAACTGGAGAGTTGAATAGAAAAACAAATGAAAATGCTGTTAAACAATCTGTTAAAAATTTACTACTCACTAATAAGTATGAGCGGTTGTTTAATCCGGACATAGGCTCTAATCTTAAGGGTATATTGTTTGAAAACATGACTCCGCTATTGCCTCAAATATTAAATGATTACATTGGTGATGTGTTTGATAATTATGAACCAAGAGCTGATTTCTTATTTGCTGACATGAGTTTTGATCATGATAGAAACGGGGCATCAATTGATGTCCATTTTACTATAATAAATAGCCAGGTACAAGCAACATTACCAATATATATAGAAAGGACTAGATAAAATGGCTGCCAATACAGAATTTTCGGTTGCCAACTTAGAATTTGATACTATCAAATCAAATCTGCAAACATTCCTTGAAGGACAAGCTGTTTTTGCAGATTATAATTTTGCTGGTTCCTCTCTAAATGTTTTGCTTGATGTGCTCGCGTACAACACTTATTACAACAACGTATATTTAAATCATGTTGCAACCGAGATGTTTCTTGATAGTGCGCAACTTAGAGATAGTGTTTATTCTATTGCAAAGACACTAAACTATTTGCCTAGATCGTACAGATCGGCAGTTGGTTTTGTTAACATAAATGTTAACCCATCCTCTAATCCACATCAAATAACTATTCCTAGACTAACATCATTTACGTCTACTCTTGGGGATAATACATATACATTTTCAACCAATACTGATATAATTGTATACTCCAACAATAGTTATCTAGCATCTAATGTTGCGATCTATGAAGGAGAACTTGTTCAAGAAGCATTCTTGATTACTAATACATCACCTAACACACAACAGACGTATATTAATAATTTTGATTTAGATTTAACTAGCTTAACAGTTAAAGTAAGAACATCTAATACAGATAGTACTAACAGCGAATATACACGTGCAAATAGTTTGTTTAGTCTTACTGGTACAAGTAATGTATATTTTGTAGAACCTTCTACTAATGGTAGCTACAAAGTGGTGTTTGGTAATGGAGTGTTTGGTAGACAATTGGCTAATAATAATCTTGTAGAGTTAACATATCGTGTTTCTTCTGGCACAGATCCCAATGGCGCAAATAATTTTAGTGCGGCATCTATAGCTGGACACGACGCTGCTATATCATTAGTAACTAGAGCAACAAACGGTGCAGTGAATCAGAACTTAGATGATATTAAGTTTTCAGCACCAAGAGCGCTGGCTGTTCAAGAGAGAGCAGTAACTAAACAAGATTATATAACATTAACACAAAACGAGTTTAATGATGTATCTTCAATGCACGTATATGATGGTGCGGATGAACCAGTTCCTCAGTTTGGTGTTGTTAAATTAGCAATAAGAAGCTCCTCATATGATGTTCTACCCTCTGCATTAAAAACTCAAATTATTAATTTCTTAAAGCCTAAAATGCCGATTGGAATTAGAGGAGAAGTTATAGATTCTGATTTCATTAATGTGGTAATTGACACAACAGTTAAGTTTGATAAAAATGATACTCAAAAGACATTAGGTCAAATACAAACTTTGGTTTCTAATACAATAAGTACTTTTAATACAGATAACCTTGATAAATTTGATGCAGCACTCCGTAAAAGTAAATTAATTGAAAAGGTTAATGAGACTGACGGATCTATTGTTAGTAATGAAGTTCGTGTTAGAATGACTAAAGATATTGAGCCACAAGGTGAAGTTCCTTATACTAAAACTCTAGAATTTAATAATGCATTGAAAGCAGATAATCCAGTAGATCAATTAACTCAAGATGCTTATATCTCGTTATCTACTCCAGCCATTACATCAGAATCATTTGTATTTAATAATATTAATGGTGCTTTTTTAAGAGATAATGGTGGTGGGGCATTGCAAGTTGTAACTGCTAGTGATGATGATCTTGTTGTTCTAAGCAGTAATGTTGGGACAGTGAATTATACAACAGGATCAATATCATTGCAATCACTAAGTATTAATTCATATTCTACTGGAGCTACGTCTGGTTCTTTAAAAGTTTACGCTACACCTAAGGACGATGATGTTAGTGGTGCAAGAAACGATGTTGTTAGAATAAGAACAGCTGACACAACCGTTGCTGTTACTGAATTGAGATTGTAACATGCCCATCCTTAATGATGTTGAAGACAACATCTCACCACTTATAGAGCAGCAATTTCCTGAGATATTTCGTGATGATGGGCCTCTTCTTGTTGCGTTTACAAAAGCATATTACGAATACTTAGAACAATCAACCAAGGCTTTAGGAATATCTCGAGATTTAATTCAATATACAGATCCCGATCAACTTGTTGGGGACTTTATAACTCATTTCAAAAAGACGTATTTATTCAGTATACCAGACGAGAGTTCTGTTGATTTACCTTTCTTAATTAAACACGTATTAGACCTATACAGATCAAAAGGGTCTAAGCGCGCAGTAGAACTGTTCTTCAAACTCGTTTATGGTAAAAACTCAGACATCTATATTCCAAACGAACACCTATTCAAATTATCTGATGCGGAGTTTGTAACTCCAAGATATATTGAGTTATATACTTCCGATGGAACAGCGCTAGCAGCATTTCTAGGTAACAAGATTACTGGTGAAACATCTGGTGCTACAGCGTATGTCACATCAATTGTTGAGACTAATGTTCAAGGTACGTTACTACAAATATTGTTTCTTGAAAACTTGAATGGAAATTTCATCGGCGATGAGCTAATAAGAGATTCAAGCAATACATATAGGGTGAGATTAAACGGATCTTTGTCTGGTGTTACGTTTACTGATGCTGGTAATAATTATAGCATTGGCCAAGAACTAATTGTTAGATCCTTGGCTAACACGTCTACTCAAGGAGTTGTACGTGTTAAAACTATTAAAGCAGGATCGGGTATTCCTAATGTTTCAATTCAAGTTGGAGGGTCTGGTTATAGTGGCAACTCTGCCTTATCTAATTTACAAATAAGTAACACCACATTACAAGTTAATAGTATTAGTAATACATATGTTAATGCAGTATATGATGATGCTAATACGTCTCACCCGTTAGAAACTCGGCCGGCCAATACGTTTCAAATATACGAGCAAATTTATTCACCAAGAGCTACTATTGAATTTACATCTTCCTCAAATACATTTGTTAATACAGTTAATGTAACTTCATATGTAGTAGGTATAAATTCAACAGGAGGGGTTGTTGCTAATGGCAAAGTTTCTGCAATATCGACAACCAATTCTACAACGTATACTAATGGTTCTATGATAGTATACGAAAATACCGGTACGTTTAGCTCTGCTGTTGTTAAGCTAAGATTTGCAGAAGACAATGTCGTTAATGCTAGTTTTAGTACATTTACAAACGGTTATGCAACTGGCACGTTCATAGGACGCCGAGCAAATAACATAGGCATTATAGCTAACAATATGGTGTGGCCGGCAGAGCCTCAAGGGTTCATTAAGGGCGCTGTATCAAATACTTACGCTGTTATTATCAGTAATAGATCAGGAAACGGAACAAGTGTATCAATAAATTCTGTTGGTAATACAGTTAGTACTAATGTATATACAGACTTTATTGGTGATACTGGATCAGGTGGTGTTGTATTTGCAGATACAGTCATTGACGGTTCTAATAGTAATGTTGCTACACTTGGATATGGATTTTCTAAGTCGGTTCTTGGTAATATCGATGATGTCTTAGACAAATTTCTTACGTATGAAACATCAGAGCTACTAGGAGAGATTTCAACTATAACAATAACTAGTTCAGGTAGTGAATATACTGGTGATCCAATTATTTTAGGTCAAAATAAATATGTGGAATCGTTTCATCAAAACGATATAGAAATTCTTTATTCCAATAGAGCTGGTACTACTCCTGAAGCAGGAGATATGCTTAGACAATATAGATTAGATCCAACACAAACACTAACATTCAACACAACTACTGCAAACAGTTATACTGTTGGGGAAGGAGTAGTTCAAGTTGTTAACTCAACAGTTAATAATTTTGCGCAAGTACGTAGTGTTCCTAATACCTCAACGTTGGTGCTAGGTGGTATCGTTCAGAAGACGTCCGGAAGTGCTGTGTATGCAACAGGTTATGGTGCTACATTTACAGCTAATACTATGACAGGATTCTTATCTGGACATACTGTTAATACGGTGACGGTTCAATCTAACACAACAGAAAATGTTGTTGCTACAGGCAAGATACTAACAAGTAATACATCAAATAATAGTTTGTCTGTGAGAATGCATTCTATTGAACATGATTTTTTTGTTAGTAGTACAACTTCAGAGCGACTACAATCTAATAATAACACCAAATCATTTCAAATTAATAACATTGGTGGACCACCAAATAATTATAACAGATTTGTAAAAGCAGGTATCAATAGTAATACGTTTGCCAATGTTATAGTTGGTGAAGGGTTAATTGATACTGTCTCAATTATAGATTCTGGATTGAGATTTAAAGAAGGTGAAGAATTAACATTTAAAATTGGTGATTCTACTCAAGTAATTAATGGTACAGCTAATGTTAATGGAACAGGTATATCAATAGGATATCATAAAACAAATAGTGGTATTCTAGGCGAAAAGTATTTTATACCAGACAACAATTTTTATCAGCAGTTCTCGTATCAAGTACTATCAGAATTTGAGCTAAATAAATACAAGACGGCCTTAACGGATGTTGTACATACTACTGGATATAAACTCTTTGGTAAGGCTCAAATCGAAACCTATAATAGTAAAGCGATAAGTATGGCTAACACCAGTGTAACTCAGGCATAGAGATGACAGAGAGAATATATAAAGAATTCAACGTACATGGCGCAAGACAGCTAATTGAATCTGTTACTGAGGCGGCTAATGATATGTATTATGTGTTTACTAGTAAACACACTGCATTTTCTGAAGCAAGTACTCCTACACCAAATCAATCAATTGCTAACTCACTTTTTCAAACTTATGATGAGATGGTATTTGGGAAATTAGTTACAAGTAGTGATATTGCACATGGGATTAACAACGTATCATGGGCAAATGGAACTACATATTATCCTTATGATGATCAAGATGTTGACTTAAACACAAAAAATTATTATGTGTCAACACTAGAAGGTTCTGATTATCACGTTTGGAAATGTATTAACAACAACGGAAACTCAGTTTCAAACTCGCAACCACTGTATTCAGATGTTTCTAGTACTCTCAGTTCATTGTATATTAAGAGTGCTACAGATGGATATCAGTGGAGATTCATGTATACAATTCCAGCAGCCACATACAGCAACTTCACATCTAATAACTATATTCCAGTAGTAGCTCATTCTAATGCAGTGGCTAATGCGATTAATGGCGCAGTTGATCAATATTTTGTCTCTAATAGTGGTAATAATTATAATGAGTTTGCAAATGGGGCTGTTGTAACTGCGACTAATACTACACAGTTCATAATAACGTCAACAGCCTTTACATTATCTGCTAATAACGATTACTACAACAACTGTTCGATATACTTTACGGCTGGTGTAGCTAACGGAGAAATTTCTAAGATATCTGATTATGTTTCTAACTCAACAGGTAAACACGTCGTTGTAGCTACAGCTCTTTCAGCAAGCCCCGATAGTTCTACGAGATATGAGATCACACCTACGGTAACAATAAGTGGTGATGGTTCTAATGCTGTTGCTAGAGCTATGATTAGTACCTCTACTAATACAGTAGCAAACATACAGATACTGCAAAGAGGGGCCGGTTATACCTACGCAAACGTAAGTATAGAAGCAAATAATATGGCTTCTGCTAATCTTGCAGCAGCTAGAGCAATCGTTGGACCATTTGGTGGACACGGATCGAATCCTAAAAGTGAGTTAGATGCTCGGCACGTTATTATAAGTACTGAATTTGCAAATAGTGAATCTACTAATATTCAAACAGACAACGACTTTAGAACAATTGGGTTAATTAAAAATCCTTATTATGCTAACTCATCAGTTACAATTGATGCTCCTTCAGCTGCATTTACGGTTGGAGAAACCGTAACTCATAGCACTACTAGTGCAAAAGGATATGTACAAGCAGCAAACACAACCAAAGTCCAACTGTCAAATGCTTACGGAACCTTTAGCACGAGTGCAAATATAACAGGTGGATCATCTGGAGCTAGTGCTCTAATTACTGCTTACTTAGTTAATGGTAAAGACTCTACAAGATCAAACACTCACTACTTTCAACAGACTCACAAATTTGAACACAATTTAGTAAGTGGAACAGTACTTACTGAAGATGAGGCTGCAGTACAAACAACATCTAGCGCCAATGGTACTGTATATCAAAGCAACAGTACACACACTTCTTTAACAACGGTTAGAGGAAATTTCTCTGCTACAAACACCTATATAGTAACAGGAGGAACTTCGTCTCAAACTGTACGGTTCAAAAATAGTATTCCACCTGATCTAGTTAGAGGTTCAGGTGAAGTCTTGTTCCTTAAAAATATTGAAGCTGTGTCAAGATCCAACACATTGACGGAAACAGTCAAACTAGTGCTAAAATTTTAGAGGAAAGAAATGTCAAAATCTCTTGATACCAATTTAAATACAAGCCCGTATTTTGATGATTTCGCGGCAAACAGCCAACATCATCGAGTGCTGTTTAAGCCTTCTGTTCCAGTGCAGGCAAGAGAGTTAACGCAACTTCAAACTATTTTGCAAGCTCAGATTGAGAAGTTTGGTGATAATATTATTAAGTCAGGAAGTATTGTTAGTGGTTGCTCATTTAATACTTTTGCATCGGAATACATAAAGCTAAATGATCTTGATAGTAGCGGTGATGTTTATGTAGTTACTAATTATTCAAACGGATTTGTTGTTCAGGCTTCATCTAATCTTAGTCTGCAAACAGAAGACACAAGAAGTGGGTTTGAAATAACAAACCCGGATTTGAATAGTTTATATGGTCAATATATCAATACTGGTGATGTAGCTGGAGTAGATAAAAAATCCTTTGATCCTGGTGATACTGTTATATTTTATCCAGCAAACGGTCAGATTTCAAATACATTTACTATTAGTGATGGTGGCAGTGCTTATACCAATGGCGACACATTAGCTTTTGCGGCTTTACGAGGTACCAATGCTACAGCTAATGTAACAACAAACAGCACAGGTGGTATTACAGCAGTATCCTTAATTACAGCCGGTAAAGATTATAAATGGGACAATATTCCAGTAGTTACTGTTACATCAGAAACTGGTACTAGCGCAAACATTTCTCCAACAATTAATTCTACAGCTTCATTCACAATTGCTAATACATCATTCAGCAAATCCGGTAACATAGAATTTAACACTGTTGGATCAACACTGCGAGTTTCTGTTAGTGATGGAGTAGTATATCAAAAAGGTCATTTTGTAGAAGTATATAAGCAATCGGTCAACGTCAAAGATTATGACAGGCACCCAGATCAATGTTCTATAGGTTTTGTAACAACAGAATCTATTATTAATAGTTCTTCTAATAGCTCTCTATTAGATAATGCTGCTGGATTCAATAACGAAAATGCGCCCGGTGCAGATCGATTAAAACTTACACCAACTCTCATTAGCAATACGACGAGCAATGCTCGAGCAAGTAATAACTTTTTAACATTAATGAAATTTGAAAACGGCGAGCCCATCGTCGTTAGAGAAGATACACAATATTCTCAAATTGGTGAAGAGATGGCAACTCGGACATACGAGGAAAGCGGTAACTATGTTGTTAAGCCTTTCACTTTCGGAACTGAAGATTTAGCTAGTAACAGCACTTATGACAATGTTGTCTTAGGTGCGGGTAAAGCATATGTTCAGGGATTTAGGAACGAGTTACTTTCTGCCGGTCGAGTAAGAGTTAGAAAGGGTACTGATACTGCTAATGTAGAAAATGCGACAGTAAGCCAAAGCTATGGCAATTATATTATTGTTGATGAATTACTTGGTAGCTTTGATTTCAATACTGGTGTAACAGTTAAATTACTTGATACTGCCGGTAACAGAATCTCCACGTGCCCAGCTGGATCGGCCGAGACAGTTCCAACAACAAATACAGCTACAGCTGTAACAGCAAGTGCGCCTACTCTTGCTGCTACTATTATTGGTACAGCAAAAGTAAGATCAGTTACTTATGAGGACAATACACCTGGTACATCTACAGGTCAATATAGATTATATCTATTTGATGTACAAATGAATCAAGGTAGAGCCTTTTCTTCTTCAAGAGCAGTCTCGTATTTTACTGGAGCGGATGCTGGTGTTGGATTTGCTGATGTTGTACTCACAGATGGTTCTGCGGTCCTCAAAGATACAAATCTTAGGAGATTTATACAGCCTCTTGGTACTAAAGGTATTAAGACATTCAACCATAAGACTGCTGATGTAGGAACATATACATATAGAACAATTAGTACCGGTACAGTACAAACAAACGGTACTATTATTATATCACTTACTGGTAATCAGATATTTGATTATACAGCAAGTAGCTATCTAAGTTCAGATGAAGAGAATGAATTCATTATTGTTGCTAATAATACATCAGCACAAACAGCAGTACTAACTGGTTCAGTAGCTACAAGTGGTAATGTTGTTACAGGGACCAGTACCACATTTACAAGTGATTTTCAGGTTGGTGATACTATTAGAGTTACAGACGCTCAAGATGAGTTAATCACAGGTATTACAAACTCAATTCATTTAACAACATTAACAGCTTTTAGTAGCTCTGTTACTGGTAAGGCTTATAGACGACTGTATGTTGCTGATAAACCAATTCATTTGCAGAACAATACAGCAGCAAATATTCAAATTAGTTCTGATCAATCATCTGCTACTATTAATATGTCAAGAGGCAAAACTCTTGAGTCTACTCTAAAGGTACTTGTTAAGCATAATGTTCAGAAGCGTGAGTCTGCACAGCGAAATAAGCTTCTATCTGCAAATACATATGTTAAGATAACTGGTAATAGCAATGCTGGTGGTACTACCGGACCTTGGAGTTTAGGCATCCCTGATGTATATGATATACAAAAAGTATATGTCAAGTATGGTAACTTTACTAGTATTGAAGCTGCAGCGAACGAACAAACTAGTCAGTTTGAATTAATTAGAAACCAACAAGATGGTTTTTATGGTTTGTCTAAATTAAAAATTAAGGCTGGTGCTTCTAATACTACAATCAATAGTACTGCTAGAATTCTAGTTAGCTGCCGCCATTTTGTAAACAGTGGTAGTGGATTGGGATATTACAGCGTTGATAGTTATCCGGTCGATGATGCCACCGATACACTTCCAGCTGATAAAATTAGAACAGAACAAATTCCAGTCTATGCATCTCCATTCGATGGATCGACAACTGATCTCCGAGATGCTATTGATTTTAGGCCGCAGTGTGCAAATACAGCCAATACAACTAACGCAACAACTGCAGCATCGTCAACAACGGATCCTGCTAATACTGTTTCGTTTAGTAGCGAACAATATTTTGCTTCTCCTGGTAAAAGATTGACTTTGGATTATCAACATTATCTACCGAGAACAGACAAAATAACAATATCTCCTCAGGGATTAATAAAAATAATTGAGGGGGCGGGCAGTCAAAAACCAATACCACCTCAAGATCCTGCTGATGGAATGACCTTAGCTATTGTTCAGATACCAGTGCATCCTTCGTTACCTTCTAAGGATGCAAGAGATGCGGGTAGAATGGACTATTCGTATAAGATTATTAATAAGCAAAACCGCAACTTCACAATGGCTGATATTGGCCAGATTAAAGATGAAGTAAGACGACTCCAATATTATACTTCTCTTAATTTGTTAGAACAATCATCGCTGGATTTGGTTATACCATCAGCGGCTAACACGTCGGTAGAGAGATTCAAAAACGGAATCCTTGTTGATAACTTCCAAGATAAATCTGTTGGATCAATATTGGATGCTGAATTCAAAGCAGGATATAATAAAGCGACAAAAAGAGTATCCACTAAAACCAAATCAAGTGTTGTAGATATTACACCCAATAACTATGCTAATACCGTTAAAACTGGTGATTTAATTACGTTAGCATATGACCACGTTGCTCAGTTCGAACAAAGATCTGCTACTAAAACAAGAAATACAGCAGAAGCGTTTTGGAAGTATCATGCCACATTGAGTCTGTTCCCAGAGTATGATAACTTTATGGATGTAAGGCATCCACCTGAAAACGACTTTCATGTTGAATTAGACTTAACATTAGGCACATCAAGTTTATTGAATAGTATTAAAGACATCGAAGCTATTCAGGCTCCACGATCTGATGTAATTAGTGATACGTCCGCTACTTCTAAAACTGGACAAACAACAACAGTAACCAATGCAGTTAGACAAGTTCCGACGGCTGGTGGTACTAATTCTGTTCAAACAACAACTTCAGAAGTTGTTGAAAATTACAACACTATTAGAACTATAACCAAACAGAATAGCCAAAACCAATTTAACACAACAGAGGTTAATAACACTCAAGTTGTTGGTGAGTTTGTAAGAGATATTGCATTTAATCCTTATATAAGAGAGCAATTTCTTTACTTCCATGTATTTGGTTTGAAGAAAAATACACGGCACTATGCTTATTTTGATAGTAAAGATGTCAATGCTCAAACTCAACCTGCAACAGTAGCAGATGCGGACGTTATATCTGAAGATAATTTTAGAGTAACTGGAGCATTAGGTTCTAATCTAGTTTCATCTAATACAGGTGAAATGTTTGGTGTGTTTCATCTACCAGCTAAAACATATGCAGTTGGTGAAAGGCAGTTGTTTATATCTGACAAAAGTACAGTAGCGTCTGCATTGGACCATTCTATGTCCCATGGGAGTATAGACTTTAATGCTTATAATTTTGGTATTGATAAATCAAGTATTCAACTAGCAACTAAACAAATTCAAGTAAATAGATCTAGAATTGTAACAGGAACATCGGTTGAGTCTTCTTCAACAAGAAGTCAAAGACCAACTATTACAGTTTCTCAGGAAGTTGTTGGATTTAATCCAGATCCGCCGCCGTCCCCGCCAACTAATGTCGCCGATCCTTCCGCTTTCGACATCGAAGACGGGATCGACGGGATCGACGACGACGCCGGCGACGGTGATCCATTAGCTCAGACGTTTATTATTAAAGATAGAGACAATGCTTCTGGAATGTTTATTACGAAAATGGATTTGTATTTTCAAACAAAAGATCCAGATCTCGGTATGACGGTTCAAATTAGAACAGTAGAAAACGGATATCCTGCAAGAAAAATATTGCCATATGGCCAAGTCCATTTAAAATCATCTGAGGTTAACCTCAGCGATGATGGAACTGCTGCAACAACAGTTAGTTTCCCATCACCTGTGTTTGTTGGTGGCGGTTTAGAATATTGCTTTGTCCTAATGCCAGATGCTAATAATCCAAATTACAACGCATACGTTAGAAAGACAGGTGAAGCAGATCTAACAACTGGTACTAATCTTAATGTAGATGGTTTTGAAGGTATTATGTTCTTGTCATCTAATAACAGAGCATGGAAACCCTATGAGGATGAGGATATTAAATTTACTATCTATCGAGCTAACTTTAATTCGAGACAAGGGACAGTAGATTATCAAAACAATGATTTTGAATTCTTTACACTAGGAAGTATTAATGGTACGTTTGCTCAAGGTGAGCGAGTATTTGTATATGATAATAGTTCTAATGTTACTGGTAATGTTTCGTTTAGTTCAACAAGTGAAACGGTAACAGGTACAGGAAGTACATTTAGTACAGACTTAGCAGTTGGTAATTTCATTGCATTGACAAATGGAACATCACATTCTGTTAGAAAAGTAACAGCAATTGCTAACAACACTAGTCTAACAGTTCAAGGATTTCCAGATTATACGTCGGCCGGAGTAGCTGATATTCAGTTAACACCATCTGGTGAAGTGTATTATTATGAGTCAACGGATGTTCTTAAAGAAATGCATTTGCGAAAATCATCTGCTACTAATAGTACATTTAAATTTGCTAACAGCGCAACTATTATTGGATCAGATAGTGAAGCTAATGCTACTGTAACAACTGTTGATGATATTAATGTTACATCTTTTGAGAATTTAATGTATCAAATTTCACCAGTAGGAACACAATTAGTTCAGTATGCACAAGCTAACACAGCTGCCGGACAAACATCCAATGCTTCGTTTGCATTGAACGATAGAAATAACTTGAGTGAAGTAGCTCAGATTAAAAGTCTGTCAAATGAGATTGTTGGTAGTACTGGTAAATCATGGAAGCATACATTTGAATTTAACACTGCCCAAGCATTGCTCAGTCCAGTTATCGACGACTCTATTAGTAATATCCTAAGATATGAAAATATTATTAATAATAGTAACACCAACGAGCATCTACCACAACAAGGTAATTCAACTGCTAAGTATGTTTCAAGAGTAGTAACTTTAGAAGATGGACTTGATGCAGAAGATTTAAAGGTGTTTGTAACAGCTACACAACCAGCTACATCACAGGTTGAAGTATATGCTAAACTTGCTCATGAGTTAGAAAGTGATGCGTTTATTGATAGACATTGGACAAGACTAAGTAAGGTTGGTACTGATGTTCAAACTAATGCTGAACTAGAAGATGATTTCTTTGAGTTTGAATACACGCTACCTAATACACCACCCGCAACGGCACTTGTTGGTAAGGGCTTAGCGGATGTTGCAAACAACTTAATTGCTACAACAGATACTCAAGCATCTGCACTTGCAGCTGGAGATCTAGTAAAAATTGTTAACACTTCTGCATCTACTGATTATCAAATTGAAACAGTCACAGCTGTTAATAGTACAATAATCACGGTTGGTAATGATATTAGTTTTGATAATACACAAGCAGATATGTTTAAGATTGATACACCACAAACAGCATTTAAAGATCCACAAAACGAGACAATTGTAACGTATTACAACTCTGGACAAAATAAGTTTGATACGTATAAAGCATTCCAAATTAAAATTGTTATGTTGAGTGATAATGCAGCTCGAGTACCAAAGCTACAAGACTTCAGAGCTTTGGCGTTGAGTGTTTAAAAATGACCCACAAAGAAACAATAAGATATGTGACAGATGAACCTAAATTTGCTCGCGATGCCAGCAACATGGCACTTATAAATACTGATAAGAATGCTTATTCTGTGTTTAAAGCTAGGCGTTCAGATACTGATAAAGCTAAACGGCTTCATGATGAAGTCGAACAATTAAAATCAGATATAGGTGAAATTAAAAATATGTTACAAAATTTAGTTAGAGGATAACATGGCTAAAACATCATATCTTGGTGCAAACATTGCGGTAGCAACAGATACGTTTAGAGAATTGGTCAACAGAACTAATCAGTTGGTATATGATCAAGGAACGATCGTTATAACTGTTGGTGCTGTATCTACACCCAATTCAACAAACCACACTATTACTTCTGGTAATGGATATGTTAATGGCACATTCTCTGCTAATACATTAGCCGTTACACAAAATTTAAGAGGCGGTACTGTTGCTACTGCTGCAGTAATGACGATTGGTTCAAATACAGTACCATCAACAAACGTCACTCATGAAGTTGGTAATACAACCATGATGTTTGGGAATGGTTATTTTAAGAATGTAATCAGCGCTGGTGATGTAGAAGCAAACTATTCTTCTGACAAAAAATTGAAAACCGATCTCCAACAGATGGATAATGCACTTGAAGTTGTGAGAAAGATAAATGGTTATATGTTCAAGTGGAAGACTGATGATGAAAAAAACGGTAAGCAAGATTTAGGTGTTATAGCGCAAGAAGTTCAAAAAGAGTTACCGTTCCTCGTTACAACAAATGGTAATGGTAATTTAGCTGTAAAGTATCAATCGTTAATTCCCTTGTTAATTGAAGCGATAAAGGAACTCAGTATCAAAGTCGAAGAACTGGAGAATAAGTAATGCCATTAAAAGTTGCTGGCGTAACGATTGTTAACTCTGTTGCAAATATACAAATATCTACATTACCTGATACTGGTATCACTACAGGAAATTTTGGTAATACAACATTTGCATTAACAGCTAACGTCACAGATAGAGGTTTAGTTAATGCGGTCAGTACGGCCGCAATTGTAAAAACTTCCCGAAATTTCGAAGCCACATCAAACAATGATGCCTCGTATGTTGTCTACGTAAGCACCTCTGGGCCATCCGGTGGGGCGAATGGAGATATCTGGTACCAGACGTATAGCTAGGAATAGAGTCTGATGTCGACGTCGTACGCACCAAGGCTCTATGCGAAGGAGTATGCTGGAGGGGATAGAATCTTCGAGGTCTCGTATACGGGACAGCGGACGACTACTCCTTTCGTTGTGTATACCAATGCGTATCATGGATACTTTAATGGATTCCAAGGCGTCTATACTAAGTCGAGAACATCAACTTTAGTATGGCAAACCAACTATGCCGGTAATTATTCTACAACATATGAGGGTTATGTCAACTACGAAAGTATTGACACCACAACATATTCAAAAATTTATGCCGCCACCGGTGTCAACTTTGCTGGCCAGCTTGGCTATGTAAAAAATTACGATTCGGCTACTAATCAACCTGACAGCATTTGGGCTGATGCAAATAAATTTACAAACTATACTGGTGCTTATAGTGCTGAGGTTAACTATGCTCGTGTTGTATCATACACCGGGACCGGTGGTTATGATGGACTAAGTTACACGAGTACATATACTAACTATGCAAACTATGTTCCAACGTATTCTGGCTTTATAGGATTCTCTAGCTACACAAAAGATTATGTTGGAAATGTTAATTATGATAAGAATTATAGTAAAACATATGTTGGTACTACAACATATCAAGCAGACTGGAATAGAACATATACAAAGCAGTATGCTGGTTTAACCACATACACCGGAGACTATACAAAAGTATATGCTGGTGTAGCTGCCTATGCAGCTGGCCCATGGGTTGGTGCTACTAGCTTTGTACCATTTAGTAAGGACTATGGTGGAGCTATTGCATACCTCAATGCAGCTGGTGTAGGGTTTACTGGATTTATTAATTATACTAAGACATATCAAGCCCAACGATATTGGCATGGAGCCGTAGACTATACTAAAATTTGGCAAGGCAATTATGTTGGAGCTATAAATTACTCAGCAGAATATGTTGGAAGAGCCTCTTACGAAGCGGCTGAAAATTTTCATAAAATATATTCAAAATCTTATACTAAATCAGGAACATTCTCAAGGGTTTGGCAAGGTGGACTTCGATATGCAGGTCAAGTAAGTTATGATGGTACAGCATATGTGGCAACCTATGTAGGACCTATGAGTTTTACTGGTACTACCAATTATTCTGGTGGGACTGTTTATACAGGAACATATAGTGGATTAGCAGACGATTCATATAGAGCAGCTGCGTACGCAGGTGAATATACTAAAATATGGGTCGGCGACTACACAAAAACATATCAAAAAGATTATGTTACAACGTATGATAAGAATTGGCAAAAAGATTACGTAAAAACATATCAAAAAGATTATGTTACAACGTATGACAAGAATTGGGTAAAGGCATATGATAAGAACTGGGTTAAGTCATATGAAAAAGATTATGGTAAGACTTGGTCAAAGCTCTACACTAAGAATTATGATACGGTATATGAAAAAGATTACGTAAAAACATATTCGAAAGATTATGTAGCAACTTATACTAAAAATTGGGTAAAGGCATATGATAAGAACTGGGTTAAGTCATATGAAAAAGATTATGCTAGGACTTGGTTAATAAACTACGTTAAGAATTATGATACGGTATATGAAAAAGATTACGTAAAAACATATTCGAAAGATTACGTAACAAACTATACAAAAAATTGGGTTAAAGCGTACGAGCAGAACTGGGTTAAGTCATATGAAAAAGATTATGCTAGGACTTGGTTAATAGACTACGTTAAGAATTATGATACCGAGTATGAAAAAGATTATGTAAAGGCTTATGTAAAAACATACACCGGCTCATACACCGGTAGTTATCTAGGTATCTACACGAAGACATACACAAAAGCATATCTTGGTGTATATGAAGCGGCTTATGGTCAATTCTATCTTAAAACATATACAAAAGGATATGCTAAGGTATGGGTTGGTACTTATGATAAAGATTATATAACAAACTATACAACAACTTATGATAAGAATTATGTTAAGACATATACGAAAATATGGTCAAAGGATTATGTCAAGGCATATGCTAAAGTGTGGGTTGGTACTTATGATAAAGACTATGTAACAGATTACTCAACAGAGTACAACAAAGATTACGTAGCAACTTATACGAAGATTTGGACAAAGAACTGGGTTAAGTCATATGCTAAAGTATGGTTGGGTGTATACCAAAAAGATTATGTAACAGATTATGATAAAACATATGATAAAGATTATGTTAAAACTTATACGAAAACCTGGACTAAGAACTGGGTCAAGGGATATGATAAAGTATGGCTAGGTGTATATAGTAAAGATTATGTTAAAGTTTATCATAATCCATACGAGAACTTTGACACAACAGTATTGTTGTTGAACGCCGAGGCACCTGCTGCTACAGATGGCTCAACTGAAATTCAAGATCTCTCTGATCAAGGTAATCATGTAACAACAGCACATGGTGGTGCTGCTATAACCACAGACCAATATAAATTTGGTGCTGCTTCATTAGAAGTTCCTGGTGGCAACGATGGCTTTACAGTTAACATCACTGATGAATCCGCCTTCAATTTTGGAACAGGGGATTTCACAGTTGAATTCTGGATGAGGAGTTATGAGGACGCCGATGGTGGCTTTCCAACTATTTTAGACGCATGGGATTCTAGCGACGACTCCACTGTATGGTTGCTTTCATCTGGACAAGTCTCGGACCACACGGCACTAAAATATTATGAGGGAGCAATTGGGGTAGTCGGCGACAAACTCACTGCAGATGATACTAATCCTTGGTGGCAAAGTGGAGTAACGCCGGCGTGGTTCCACATTGCACTAGTGAGAGCGAGTGGCACAGTAAAGATATATGTTAATGGTACAGCAGACACTACAACCGCCTCGAGCAGTACAGACTTAACTGGCGCCGATAGATTATCGATTGGTAACAGAGCAACGATGAGTCAAAGAGGAATTCATGCTCAGATTGATGACCTTAGAATTGATAAGGGCAATGCTAAGTATACGGCTAACTTTACAGTTACTGATAATGAGACGGCCAACGAGCAAATCAATACTGACGATTGGACTTCATTTTCAAAAGCGTGGGTAAAAACTTATACGAAAGTATATTCTAAAGATTATGTCAAAGATTATGCTAAAGTATGGGTTGGTACTTATGATAAAGATTATGTAGCAACTTATACTAAAATTTGGCAGAAAGACTATGTAGCAACTTATACGAAGAATTGGGTTAAGTCATATGAAGGTGGTTTTGGTGCTAACTATACTAAAATATATACAAAAAGATATTCAAAGAATTGGACAGGGGTCTACACTAAGGTTTGGACTGGACTAATTTACTATGGTGGTTATGGTTCTGGTAGTCGTGGTTACACTAAAACATACACAGGAGTATTTACTGGTCACTATGATAAGGACTATACTAAGGTTTGGTCTAAAGTGTGGACAGGAGTATATAATAAAGACTACGTTAAAACATATGATAAAAACTGGGTCAAGGATTATACAAAAACATATGATAAGAACTGGGTTAAAACGTATGAAGGTAGTTTCGATGCTACTTATACTAAAAATTGGGTTAAAGATTACGATAAGACTTATGACAAAGATTATAATAAAACTTATATTAATGTTTGGGTTGGTGCTTGGACAAAGAATTGGGTTAAAGGTTATGAGGGATCCTTTGATGCAACATATGAGAAAGATTACGTAACAGATTATACAAAAACATATGATAAAAACTATGTTAAGACATATACAAAAATTTGGACTAAGAACTGGCTTGGGGCATATGAAGGTTCGTTTGATGCAACATATGAGAAAGATTACGTAACAAACTATACAACAACTTATGATAAGAATTGGGTTAAGGCTTATACAAAAATTTGGACTAAGAACTGGGTTAAAACGTATGAAGGTAGTTTCGATGCTACTTATAGTAAGAATTATGTAAAAGATTACGATAAGACTTATGACAAAGATTATGTAGCAACTTATACAAAAATCTGGACTAAGAATTGGGTTAAAACGTATGAAGGTTCGTTTGATGCAACATATGAGAAAGACTACGTCAAAAATTATGACGTAGTATATATTAAAGCATACGAAGGTTCGTTTGACGGTAATTGGAGTAAGGATTATGAGGGTAGCTTTGATCAGGCCTGGGAAGGAACATTTGATCAAACCTATAATAAAACTTATACAAAGGCCTATACGAAGAGGTGGGAAAAGACATACACAAAGAATTATGATACTCTTTATACCAAAACATACGATAAAGATTATGTAGCAATATACAATAAAGATTACGTAGCAACTTATACTAAAAATTGGGTTAAGGATTATGATAAAACTTATATAAAGACCTATAATAAGACTTGGGAAAAGGCATACGAAAAGAATTATGATACTCTTTATACCAAAACATACGATAAAGATTATGTAGCAACATATGAAAAAGATTATGTTACTACATATGATAAGAATTGGGTTAAAGATTATGATAAAACTTATACAAAGAATTATGATAAGACTTGGGAAAAGGACTACGGCCAGAATTATGATACTCTTTATACCAAAACATATGATAAGGACTACGTTGCTACATATGAAAAAGATTACGTAGCAACTTATACTAAAAATTGGGTTAAAGATTATGATAAAACCTATACTAAGGATTATGTAGCAACTTATACCAAAACTTGGGTAAAAGATTATAATAAGTTATATCAAGGTGCCTACACTAAAATATATGGTGGTATCTTTGCTACGTTCTTGAAGTACTACATGGGTGCAGCGAATTTTGCTGGCAGTCAGAATTACGCAAAAAACTGGACGGGCCCAACATATTATGTTAAGGAATGGGGCACTGTGTATTCCGGTACATATACTGGTGACTATACTCACACCTTTACCACAACGTATAACAAAGATTATGAAGCAGCTTATACAAAGATATATGAAAAGATCTGGCAAAAGACATACACCAAGACATATACCAAAGATTATAGCAAAGACTATAACAAAGATTATACTGCAGTATATGCAGCAGATTATAGCACAAACTATACTAAAGCTTGGATTAAGATTTATGGCAAGACATATGTCGGGCCAGTATATTATGGTGGGTATTCTCATGCTAGTGAAACAACAAACTATAACAAAGATTATGGTAATACGTTCACTGGAACATACACTAAAATTTGGACTCATAACTGGGAAAAGACATGGACCAAAACATACACTAAAGCATACTCTATAGATTACAACAAAGATTACGTAAAAGATTATACTGCGGCATACTCGAAAGACTGGACTCATAACTGGGTAAAGACATATACTAAAGATTGGGAAAAAGTATATCAAGCAAATTATACTGGTCACTTTGCGCCAGCTGCGCCATATCTAGCAGCATACACCGGTAGTACTAATTATTCTGGTGCAGTCAACTATACTAAAACATATGAAGGTCCATACTTAGGGAGCTATGCTCCTACGTATACTGGCGACGGTGATTTCACTCAAAGATACACTGGTGCTCTTACGTCTGTTATGCCTTATATGGGTACAACAAGCTACGTTGGTCCTTCTTCTGGTCAGCTTGATTCTAGCATTACAACTCAACCTAAGTTGGCTGTTATGCAAGATAACGATTGGAAAGCTATCCGTAGTCTGTTTGTTAAGCAGGCTGATCAATGGAAGAGAGTTAAGTATGTTAATCTTAAGCAAGCTGATACTTGGAAAATTGGTTATATTGGTTATGATACAACAGATATTGTTCTGGATAGTAGTCAAACCTTAGTAGACGATTCGGATGCTGGTTCAGCTCGAGGCGATGATCTGCATCTTGGAAAGATCACTTATTACATAAATGATTTTAATCTTAGATCGTATCTAATTGCAAAGGGTAAAAGTCCAGATACAGAACCACAGATTGTTAATATATACGTTGGTGAGAAAGATGAAAATACAAAGTACTTTGTGTTTGGTTCTACTGTAGCTGGCACGCCAGCCATTGATCTTACAATGAGTGCTGTTACAGCAAACGTGTCTGGATCTACACAACAAAGTATTAAACATCTTGTTAGGATTTTAACTTATTCAACAGGATATGTTGTTGGTAAGGGTGGTAATGGTGGTGATGCAAACCTTGCGTCGAGAGGGATAGGTAATGATGGATTAGCCGGATCTGACGCAATTAAGTCTTGCGCTAACGTTGAGTTGTTTATTGAGAATTATGGAATAATTGCTGGTGGTGGCGGTGGCGGTGGTGCTTCTGGTATTACTGATCCATACAGTTCAGCTGCTGGTGTATTCTCAAAAACCTACTTAGGTCATACTTATCATGGTGCGACTACGAGTTTTGAAAAAGAATATACAAAGACCTGGGATAAGGTTTGGTCTGGATCTACTGGCGACTTCGCTAAATCATATACTACGACTTATGTCAAAGCCTACGTTGGTGTTACCACTGGTGCTCACTATGCAGCAACTTGGGAAAAGGACTTCACAAAGGTTTGGGCAAAGGCTTGGGATTCGTCAGCAGCTAGCTACACAAAGATCTATGCTGGTTCGTATCACGCTGATTATGTAAGAGGATATCAGAAAGATTATACTGGCAAAATTTACTACGTTGATGAAGATGCAGAAACCTATACGGGTGTAACCGGATCTTATACATCAGCTGTAGGCTACAGCGATGGTGAAGTTCCTTTTTCGATTGAATATAATAAATCATATGTTTTTGGATATACTGGCCAAGTCGCTTATACAAAATCAATTAGTTATGTGTCGCCAGGTCTGTTCGAGTCTTATACTGGTACTAATGCATACGCTAAGGCATATGCTAAGGTCTGGGAAAAAGTTTATGCTAAGGTGTGGAACTCATCTGCTGCATCATACACCAAAGCATATGCGCCAGTTGATTACCAGAAGCAGTATTTAGGAGGAACAGGTAACCAATGGATTGCAACTGTATTTAGCAAAACGTGGCTAGGTAGTTATCTAGCAGTAAGTACCTACGATAAAACATTTACGGATGCAGGGCCTTACACAAAAGGATATGGTGGATACGTTGGTGCTGGATATACGACATCAGTTGGATCTTATCTTAAAACATATGTTGCTAGTTATACGAAAGACTGGACAAAAATATATACAAAGAATTATGATAAAGCTTATACTAAGATTTGGGAAAAGAATTACGATAAGGCCTATGAGGGTGCTGACTATACTAAGGCATATGTGAAATCATATACTAAGTCGTACGATGGGTTGTCTTTCTCTGGTGTGTTTGAAAAAGCTTATACAAAAGAGTATACAAAGGTATGGACTAAGTCGTATGTTAATGAATGGGCCGGCGGATATAGTAAAGACTACACGAAAACGTATGAGGGTACATTCTCAAAGACTTATCAAGGAACATATACCAAAACATATGAAAGCGCTACTGAAGCATACCAAGGTGCCTCATATGATGGTGCTACATACACAAAAATATATACGAAGAGTTATGATAAGGTTTATGAGGGTAGCTTCACCAAGGCGTGGCAGAAGGCATACGAAGGCTCGTTCGACAAGATATACAGCGGTGACTACACCAAAGCATACACCAAATCATATGATAAAGACTACAGCAAAGATTATACAGGTACGTTTACTAAGACGTACACAAAGAACTATGATAGAGACTATGCTAAGTTGTGGAACTCATCTGCAGCAACCTATACCAAAACATATGAGAAAGATTACACTAAAGATTATGAGGGTACGTTCAGTAAAATTTATACCAAATCTTATGATAAGGATTATGAAAAGGTTTATACTGGAGCTTACACCAAGTCTTATGTTGGCACGTATACAAAAGATTATGAAAAGGTTTATACTGGATCATTTACTAAGTCATATCAAAAAGACTATAGTAAGGATTATGTTGCAACATATATAGCGACATACTCAAGAGGATATGACAAAGATTATATTGGTGATTATAGTAAAGATTATGTGGGTACGTTTACTAAAATATATACTGCATCGTATGGTAGTGTGACATACAACAAAGATTATACTGCAGTATATACAAAAGATTATATTAAAGAATACACAAAAGATTTTGTTGGTACGTATACCAAATCATATGACAAAGACTATAACAAAGTGTATACCGGAACCTTTACAGCTTCATACATTAAAACATATGCTGCTGATTACACTAAATCATATCAGAAGGGGTATACTAAGGCCTATCAAGCAGCGTATTCAAAGTCGTGGCAGAAAGAATATCTTGGAGAATATCAAACTGCCGGTGGGGCATATGGTGCTTACCTTAAAGCATATTCGGTTGGTGCTTGGGCAAAAACATATACAGGACACGGAGACTTTGTTGGTACATATTCTAAGAACTATATAACAATATACACCAAGAATTACGACGGCGCTTATACAAAAGACTATCACAAAGTATATACAGGTACATTTGATCATGCCTGGGAGAAGGTTTGGGAGAAGGCGTTTTCAAAAGCCTATGAGAAGGACTATACAAAGATTTGGGTTGGGCCAATTTATTATGGTGGTTACTCTTCTAGTAGTCAAACAACTAACTATACTAAAGTATACTCAAAAATATACAACAAAGATTGGGTCAAACAATACGGCGCGACGTATACAGGCACATATACAGGCACGTATACAAAAACTTATACGAAGATTTATGTTGGTACATATACCAAAGAGTATACTAAGGACTGGGTAAAAACATACGAATCTAGAGCATATAGCAGTCAAGCTCAGGTTAATTATCTAGGTACTGCAGAGACAAGTGGTGTCGCTGGATCTGGTGGTGCAGGTTGGAATATTGGACTTGCTGGCACTACAGGATCTCCCGATGCTCATTTGTTAAAACCTGCTGAGAATGGTGATATATTGAATGGTGGGGCATTCGGAGTACCAGATTGGGCATATGGTAACTCAAGAGCTATCGGCGGAACTGGTGGTCATATAGGTTGTATAGGATCTGGTGGTGGTGAAAGATACTTGAGAAAGACTAGATATGGTAGAAGTGGCGATGGCGGTCAACCCGGCGCAGCAATTGGTGGATACGATTCTAATTATGTTACAATGATATACCAAGGGAATATTCTAGGTGATTCTAATTATATGTTCCAGAGTTAGATAATGCCATGGGGAAACCACTCAAGATTAAAACCACTGGCGGTGGGACATGGATATCTCTACAAGAAACCCCTGATACAGAATTAACCCACACCATACATCAAATATTAACGGAATTTGCTTCTAGTACCTCTGGTACAGGAACGCTTTCTGTTGGAACAGACACCGGTGATAGCGTTGGTACGTTTACTGATACCAATTCGACAGCATCATCAACAACCACATTATACCAAAACCTTACATCTATTTCTGAAAGTAGTATAGTGCGGCCGGTAGAGATGGGTACCACAGTAC